TCTGCCTGTGTAGATATGGCAGATCGTAGAGTTGCGGTGCGGTTGCGGCCAACTGCATGACCGCCTGATACTGGACAACCTTCTGCGACATGGTTGCCGCGTTGGGGTCACTAACCGGTATCACATCTACATCATCATAGTCTGACTGTTTAGCCCGGGGTGGCCCTTCTACCGGCTCATATGAATACGACTCGGGGGTGTAGTCACGGATGATGTTTTTCAGGAGTTTGAACTCCTGCTTCATGCTGTAGTGAATGCGTGCCTGAACGGCAGACATCACCTTGAGAGTTCTCTCCAATATAGCCAGCGTCGTACCAACAGGAGACTGGGCACTCATGTCGGATACTTTCAGATCCGCTGCACTAGCGAATCTACGACCTTCTTCAACTATGGTGCCCAATAGGGTATACAACACCTGACTTGGCTCCTTGTATGGGAGCGTCATGATGTTGTCTTTGATCGTGCCGGAGGCTACGTCTACATCACGGAATTCCGCCGGAGCGATTGGCGTATCATCTCCCTTAACCCGAAGACCTTTAGTTTTGAATCCTCCGGGGAGATTCGAGAGAGTACCAGCGTCAACAAGTTGGCGAATAATAGAAGTGCCAGACTTAGCAAAAGCGCCAATGAGATGAATAAGACCAAAAGCGTAGAAGCCAAATCCCGGGATGTATGAATAATGGACAAAATGATTGCGTTTTTGTTTAAGTTCATCGTCAGGGTTCCAATTCCGGCGGATTGCTAAAACGGTCTGTGTACCTTTTTCGATAGTAACAACGTAAGGCAGAGCAATGCCCGTCGGCTCCCCATCTTCGTCTTTGTCCTCGTAGCCGGGAAGATCCATGTCAACATGCATCTCAAGGATCTTGTACCGATCATCGGATGAGGCACGAAAGCCCATCTTCTCAGCGATCTTCTTCTCAACCTCGTCAAATGAATCAACTGGATCACCAAGTTCTACATCACGATAAAAGCCTGCTACCTGTAACCTGCGCAGTTCGTTCTCTGTCTTGCGCATCACATGCGTGACACGCTCAGAAGTCTGGATGTTCGACGCTCCATACGGCACGACAACGTCCTCGGCGGGCACAAATAGCGACACCTGACGCTCAAGCGATGGGTCGTAGTAGACCTTCTTGAACGCATTACCCGCTAACCCCAAGCCCCACAACATCCGCTCATGCTCAGGCCGGTACTCAACCATGACTTCGGTTAACTGATAGTTCATGTCGTCTTTGACACGAACTGCTGCTTCTTTCTTCTCTGGTGTCTCTTTGCCGATGATCTGAGTCTTGACTGGGCCTCCCGATGGGAAGGTCTCCATGATTGTCTCGGCTTGGAACTTAACTAGGGCTTCACTTAATAGTGGGTGGTAGACGCCACAAGCACCGGGCCAAGGCTCTGTGCGATCCTCGATCTTCAAACCTAGAAGTTCTAGGCCATCTACATAAGTCTGCATCCAGTCCTTGCGGCTGGATAGGTCTTCCTCAAACTCACCTAACAGATCGCCACATAGTTCTGTCAACTCACCGTCATCAATCTCTTCGGCGAGGTTGGCATTAAAGTCGTCCTCAACTTCTTCTGCCTCAATCTCTAGTATGGGCATCCCGTCGATGCCAATGCGCACGGCTTCGGGGTCTTCGATCTCTATCTCAATCCCAGAAAACATATCATCTGGTGGCGGTATTAATTGATCATTCAAACCCATCGGGGCTTGTCCTAGTGCCTTATCAATTGCCATATTTTGTCCTTAGTAGTAACCCTCAAACCTGCGTTTAAATGAAGGCAGTTCATCTTCTTCGTCTAACAGAGTTCGAACAAAACCACCCTTGCGGAATCTCATCAACGCAAGGGAGACTGTATCAACATAGTCATCATGCTCTCCAGAAGGGAAAGATGCAACCTCGTCAACTACTTCCTCTGCCCAATGTGTATTTGGTGCCCAGACTCTACCAGAAGCAAATAGGTCTGAAACTGCATTAAGTCTGGTGATTTTGTCGTTTCCTTTGACGGGCGTGAATTCTTGAACCGGTATACCCATCGCTCTGAGTTCATATATAAGAGGAGCGCCAGAGGCTTTCTTTTCAATGATCATTGAGTCCGGTTCCCAGTCCTTCCACTCCTCAATAACCTTTTTCTTTAGAGCTGGGAACTCCAATCTATCTCTAAGGGCGTTTAGCAGTATCAGATTACTCTGCATTATTCCGTTTTCATCTGCTTTTTGAAAAACACCCCACAAAGTACAGGCTGAGTAGTCTGCTCGGTTGCTTTTCTCAAACGCCGTATCCCATGCCATAAGGGTAAATTCACAGGTTGGTGGGTCTCCTTCCTCCCAAATCCTCCACCACTCCCTTTTTACAATGGCTGACTCTTCTGAGGTTGGGTTTTGTTGGTACTGAGCCTGCCATTTTGTGTTTGGCAGTTCGGTTTTAAGGGCGTCTAACTCTTTAAGTGACCAAAATTCAGGCCACAAGGGGTTGCCAGAGGGCAAAATCGCCGGGAATTCAATAACCTCCCACGATTCCCCGCCCCTTTGACCCTCGGCCTTCAAGACTTGGCCCGTTAAGTCCCTCTTTCCCCACCGAGTCATCACTATTACGATAGCTCCGCCTGGTTGGAGACGCTGCCTTGGACCCGATGTGTACCATTCTGTGACCTTATCGTAGATTGAGGGGTCATTTGCAGCTAGTGCTGCCTCTTGTTCTGAGTGCGGGTCGTCAATAATGAGGAGGTCGGCACCCTTACCAGTCACGGTACCCCCGACACCGATAGCAAAGTACTCACCATCAGCGTTAGTAGACCAACGGCCAGCCGCTTTTGAGTCGTGCCTGAGTGAAACATTAGGAAAGATCTTGGCGTAAGTCTCCCCGTCCACCAGATTTCGGACTTTCCGGCCAAAGCCTACGGCTAGTTCGGCGGTGTTCGAACACTGGATGATCTTTTTCCCCGGATACTTACCTAGAAACCAAGCAGGCAATAAGTAAGAAGCGAACTCAGACTTAGTGTGCCGGGGTGGCATATTAATGATTAACCGCTTTAACTTCCCTGAGGCAATGTCTTCAAACTTCCTAGCCATGACGGCATGGTGCCTGCCCGAAATAAACCCCGGCCACATAGTCTTCACAAAAGATATGAAATTATTCTGTCCCTTTTCCCTGGCGACCGCATCCTGATACTGAATAGCCATAGCAATAATCCCCTCCCTTTCACCCTCAGGGAGTTGGCTAATCAAGTCATATAACTTACTCAATCGAACGCACCTTTAACCCAGCAGGACGGATAGACCGCGCCCGATTGGGAAGGCCTTTACAAACCCCCAAATCCACAAGCGCCCTCATCTTCCTATGAACATTCCCTTCACCCTTGGCGCCAGTCATCATCATGACCTCTTTAACCGTAGGACCATAACCAAATCTCTTCCACCACTCATCAATAACCAAAAATATTTCCTTCTGAGCTGGAGTCATATATCCCCCCTCCCCCTAAACAGGGGACCCAAAAACACAAGGGGGGGGTTTTCTATATTACTTATTCCCCCTAACCGCCAAAAAAACATACCCCCCACCCCTAAGTAAGTAATCACTTTATACATAAGTCATTGATTTATAAGGATTTGTCACTTGTATCACCTGTACAAGTGAGACTTGTATCATCTTCGGAGGCGATTTCTTCTTTTGTAGCAGAACCAGAATCACTAAGTTGGTGAGCCGATTCTTCGATGCATCCACTGTGTGGAATAGTATGACTAAGTGCAGCAGGGGTGTCGAAATTTTTTTGGGGGGTGGCAGGGTGGTGGGGTGCGCTCTCTACGGTTTCGGACACGGCTCCCCCTCCGAGTTCTGCCAATAGATCATCGCCGGAGACATCGACATCTGTCGCCTCGAACTTGATCGCCGACCGGATAGAAGCCAGAAGTTTTTCGCGGATCTTCTCCGAATCGTGAGTGATAACCGTCTCTCTTCTCTCGGTGAACAACGCGACCTCGGTTATCTTCCCCAAAAGTTCCAGACACTTGACCCTCTGCGCTGGAGGCATCTCGGGATCTAGTGCGCCCTCGATTAACTTATGGATAGTCAGCGCCCTCAAGTGGGCAGGAGTTGCGAATTTCTGCGCCTCTAATGCCACCTTATAGGCCTCCACTTGCGAGACTATTGCAGGGTTCTTCATTAACTCTTGTCCTTCTCTGCTTGCGCTTGCAGGTTTGGCCTTTGTTTCTCTGCTCTTCCGATATGCTCCTGCCTTCGTTTCTCCGAGTGCTATTTGACGGGCAAATTCCTTTTGTTTTGCGGTCAGAGACTTTTCTTTCGCTCCTATCGATCCCAATAGAACCGTCTCTATCGGGACTGATTTTAGGCCTTCTTTTATCTCTGCTCTACTTAATCGCTTCATGGGAATTTTTCCGGAGTTTCTGAACTTGCCGTGATTGTAATCCGGACTTTTAATTTCTGCTGGCTCCCTCTCGTCTCTGCGGAAAGTTGCAAAAAGACAAACCCCAAAAACCAGGTTGAACAACCCCCTTAAAAAAAATTAAAAAAAGTTGAAACTTTCACTTGACTGTCAACTCGAAAGGGTTCAGAATCGTTGATGCAATAGTTGTATCTTTTATAAATTCATCTGCTAGGAGATTGAAACCATGAACGGATTCGTAGAATTAGAAAGTGGACTTGTTTTTGAGACTTCCCACCCTGAATGGCATACGGGAGGGAAAATCCTCAGTAACGAGGAGGGCAAGCGCAAGCGCAAAGAATACGCTTTCAATCAATTGAAAGAAACCCTTAAACAGGGTGACACGGTTTTCTCAGTCCTTCGCCATGTCTCCTCTTCGGGAATGTCCCGACGGATGGATTTTTACATAGTCGAAGACAAGAAACTTAGGTATCTGACCGGATGGATCGCTCACGCGATGGGTTACAAATTACACAAGGATGGCGGAGTCGTGATTAAGGGTTGCGGGATGGACATGGGTTTCCATGTAGTTTATTGCCTATCACGGAGACTCTTCCCCGAGGGGTTTAAGAACGAGATTAACGAGATCAGGGACGGAGGTTATGCCCTCCGCCATGAGTGGATCTAAGGGAGAGGACATGAGAACCTATAAAACCGCGTTTCCTTGCTTTACCGACGAGATGCCCGTATTCGAGGGGTTCGAAGATACCTCTTGGAAAAACGACGCTTGCCCCTCTTTTCAATTCCCCCTCGGGGGGGATTCTTTCCTGCGCGTCTGGGTGGATTACGCCGACCCGAGCCAAAGGGATTGTCCCGAGTTGGAGAGATTTGCCGTTGATTTAATCCATGACGAGGACGGCTCAGACACTTCCACGGTTCTGCAAACCGACGATTTGGACTTGGTGCGGTTTGTCTGCGGACTGATTCAAAAAGGACAGAACGCCAAAGTCCCCTGCTTTTTGTGCAAGTGGGGCGATCTCTACGAGTTCCACACAGAAGAGACTCTGCGGAGGGACTACGGGGAAACAAACCTTTACGAGTTGGGGTTGCCGTGGGCGGATGGGGAGCAGGACTTTCAAGAAGTCCTCAAGAAACTCAAGGCGGGAATATACAGTTGGAACAATTGCGACAACATGGAAATTTTCACAATATCAAAGGGGGTTTTATGAACATCGAAGAATTTAGAAAAACTAGGGAATTTTCGCCAGATCTTCGGGTTAAGTTTCCCGAAGAATTTGAGGGCATCGACTTTCCCGTGTCGGGGTTTATCTATGAGGGCAAGTGGTGGATTCAAATCTTCGACGGGGCTTTTTACACGGTTCTAGGGAATTCTGATCCCTCCTCGGTCTGCCTTGACGAGATGGAGAAACTTCTTTTTGAGTACACGGGGGGACTATGAGACTAAAAGCCGGAAGGTATTGGGTTGGGGATCTCTGCTACATCATAGACAGAGAGAATTGGAACACCGTCTGCAAGTTCTTGGGAGATGGCTCGAAGATGCGAGAGGGGGTTTTTGACCTCCTCGGACGGCAGGGGGCGATCTTCGGGACTGCATACGGGGACGGCGGTTATTACGACCAAGAGGGGAACGAATACGGAGTTGATTCAGGGACTCTGGGTATTTTTCCTGCGGGGGTCTTCTCTTCGCCCACAGAGTCGGGGGGGCATATCTTCGACTTCCCCGAGGATTTCACAGTCGAATGCATCAATGGGGAGATGAGGTTTGGACGCATTCGCATCCCAACTAAGGGCGCAGCTTGCCCAATTTTTCGGGTCAAAGTTCGCCGAAAGAACGGCGAGGAGCGGATTTTTGATCTTGATGTTG